CTAAGGAACTCAAGGAACTCCATGCGCCTCTGTTCGGAAAGGAGGTGGACCAGTTGATTAGACCTCAACGTGCTGATATAGTGCAGCGTCTAAGGGAAGCAACTGATACAGGGCCTGTTGTGGCGAACATCGTAGGTACCTTGAAGTATTCCACACAGGAACTGGCTGCTCGCTCTCCGTGGACTAAGCTGCTGAACGGAACCACTAACTACCTTCTGGATGCTGCGCGTCAAGGTATGCTTGGGGACGTTATTAGTGCCACCCTAACAGGCAAGACTACCCGCTGGGAGAAAGAAGGCTTCCTTCGTGGTGCCTCCGTAACTCCTGAGCAGATGGCTGGCATCAAGTCTCTCATCAAGGAACATATGGTACGTGGTGAGGACGGGAAGTTTACAGTTAAGGACAAGCAAGCGTTCTCTATGGACCCACGGGCTATGGACTTATGGCGACTGGCTGACAAGGTAGCTGATGAGGCAATGCTGCGTCCGCATAAGGTGTCCTTACAGGATTCCCATGCGTTCGGAGCATTAGGTAAGATGGTTATGCAGTTTAAGTCTTTCACTATCAAGTCCCTTAACTCTAAGTTCCTGCGAACCTTCTATGATGGATACAAGAACAACCGAGCGATTGACGCTGCGCTGAGCATTATCACCTCTATGGGTCTCGCTGGTGGTTTCTATGCTATGGCTGCACACGTCAAAGCATACGCTCTGCCTAAGGAGAAACGTAAGGAGTACTTGGAGCGTGCACTGGACCCAACCATGATTGCCCACGCTGCGTTATCTCGTAGTTCTCAATTGGGCGCTCCTTTGGCTATGGCTGACCTAGTTGGCGGTGTCTTAGGGTTCGAATCTTCCAAGATGGCTCGCTCAACGATTCTGCCTAAGGACACCATGAAGGAACGTGACCCAAACAAACCGTACACCTCTAGAGAGGTAATGGGAGCTATGGGTTCGAACCTTCTGGAGCAGATGCCTTCCGCTGGCTTTGTGGCTAACGTAGGGGCTACCTTAATGAATGCTGCTGGTGTGGTTAACTCACCTAACAAAGCAACCGAGCAGGACTTCATGACTGGATTGATGAACTCTACCAAAGAGTTAGTGCCTAACGACCCTCTTACTCAACAGCTTGTGGTTAAGATTTATGAGGCGAACGGTGTTAACCTGAGGGAGCGTAAGAAATAATACGACTCACTATAGGGAGAGGCGAAATAATCTTCTCCCTGTAGTCTCTTAGATTTACTTTAAGGAGGTCAAATGGCTAACGTAATTAAAACCGTTTTGACTTACCAGTTAGATGGCTCCAATCGTGATTTTAATATCCCGTTTGAGTATCTAGCCCGTAAGTTCGTAGTAGTAACCCTTATTGGCGTAGACCGCAAGGTCCTTACGATTAATGCAGACTACCGTTTTGCTACGCGTACTACCATCTCACTTACCAAGGCTTGGGGTCCAGCGGATGGATACACTACCATCGAGTTACGCCGAGTAACCTCCACAACCGACCGATTGGTTGACTTTACGGATGGTTCAATCCTCCGTGCGTATGACCTTAACGTCGCTCAGATTCAAACGATTCACGTAGCGGAAGAGGCCCGTGACCTCACTACTGATACCATAGGTGTCAATAATGATGGTCATTTGGATGCTCGTGGTCGTCGAATTGTTAACCTAGCGAACGCTGTGGATGACCGCGACGCTGTTCCGTTTGGTCAACTTAAGACCATGAACCAGAACTCGTGGCAGGCGCGTAATGAGGCACTACAGTTCCGTAATGAGGCTGAGACTTTCAGAAATCAAACGGAGGTTTTTAAGAATGAGTCCGGTACTAACGCTACGAACACAAAGCAGTGGCGAGATGAGGCTAATGGGTCCCGAGATGAAGCCGAGCAGTTCAAGAATACGGCTGGTCAATACGCTACATCTGCTGGGAACTCTGCTACTGCTGCGCATCAATCTGAGGTAAACGCTGAGAACTCCGCTACAGCAGCAGCGAACTCTGCGAATTTGGCAGAACAACACGCAGACCGTGCGGAACGTGAAGCAGACAAGCTGGGGAATTTTAATGGACTGGCTGGTGCAATTGACAGGGTGGATGGAACCAATGTGTACTGGAAAGGAGGTATCCATGCGAACGGACGCCTTTACCTTACCTCAGATGGTTTCGACTGTGGTCAGTATCAACAGTTCTTTGGTGGTTCTGCTGGTCGTTACTCTGTCATGGAGTGGGGTGATGAGAACGGATGGCTGATGCATGTTCAACGTAGAGAGTGGACAACAGCGATAGGTGATAACATCCAGCTAGTAGTAAACGGACATATCATCGCCCAAGGTGGAGACATGACTGGTCCGCTGAAATTGCAGAATGGACATGCCCTTTACTTAGAGTCCGCATCCGACAAGGCGCAATATATTCTATCTAAAGATGGTAACAGAAACAACTGGTACATTGGTAGAGGATCAGATAACAACAATGACTGTACCTTCCACTCCTATGTGTATGGTACGAACTTAACACTCAAGCCGGACTATGCAGTAGTTAACAAACGCTTCCACGTAGGTCAGGCAGTTGTAGCCACTGATGGTAATATTCAAGGTACTAAGTGGGGAGGTAAGCGGCTTGATGCTTACCTAAACGATACTTACGTTAAGAAGACAATGGCCTGGACTCAAGTATGGGCTGCTGCTAGTGGTAGTCACATGGGAGGAGGTTCTCAGACTGATACTCTCCCACAGGACTTGCGATTCCGCAACATATGGATTAAGACCAGAAACAACTATTGGAACTTCTTCCGAACTGGTCCTGACGGTATCTACTTCCTTTCAGCCGAGGGCGGTTGGCTAAAATTCCAGATACACTCTAATGGCAGGGTATTTAAGAACATAGCGGATAGAGATGCGCCTCCAACAGCAATAGCCGTAGAGGACGTGTAATAAGCATCAAAGGAACTACTTTAAGTCCACGGATGGACTATCACACTAAGGAGGACACATGTTGTCATTGGATTTTAACAACGAACTAATTAAAGCGGCACCGATTGTAGGTACAGGTGTTGCAGATGTTAGTGCAAGACTGTTCTTCGGGCTAAGCCTGAATGAATGGTTCTATGTGGCTGCTATCGCCTACACAGTGGTTCAGATTGGTGCCAAGGTAGTCGATAAGATTATTGATTGGAAGAAAGCAACTAAGGAGTAACTCTATGGAAGTCGATAAGAGCCTGATAGCTTTCTTAGAGATGTTGGATACAGCGATGGCTCAACGTATGCTGGCAGACCTAGCTAACGACGAGAAGCGCACCCCACAACTCTATAACGCTATCAACAAACTGTTAGACCGTCACAAGTTCCAAATCGGTAAGTTGCAGCCGGATGTTCACATCTTGGGTGGCCTTGCTGGTGCTCTTGAGGAGTACAAAGAGAAAGTCGGTGACAACGGTCTTACGGATGACGATATTTATACATTACAGTGATATGCTCAAGGTCTCCTACGGGTGGCCTTTATGGATGTCATTGTCTACACGAGATGCTCCTACCGTGAAATCTGAAAGTTAACGGGAGGCATTATGCTAGAATTTTTACGTAAGCTAATCCCTTGGGTTCTCGCTGGGATGCTATTCGGATTGGGATGGCATCTAGGGTCAGACTCAATGGACGCTAAATGGAAACAGGAGGTACACAATGAGTACGTTAAGAGAGTTGAGGCTACGGCGAGCACTCAAAGAGCAATCAATGAAATATCGGCTAAGTATCAAGAAGACCTTGCCGCGCTGGAAGGGAGCACTGATAGGATTATTTCTGATTTGCGTAGCGACAATAAGCGGCTGCGCGTCAGAGTCAAACCTACCGGAACCTCCGAAGGTCAGTGTGGATTCGAGCCTGATGATCGAGCCGAACTTGACGACCGAGATGCTAAACGTATTCTCTCAGTGACCCAGAAGGGTGACGCATGGATTCGTGCGTTACAGGATACTATTCGTGAACTGCAACGTAAGCAGGAAATCAAGTAAGGAGGCAACGTGTCTACTCAATCCAATCGTAATGCGCTCGTAGTGGCGCAACTGAAAGGAGACTTCGTGGCGTTCCTGTTCGTCTTATGGAAGGCGTTAAATCTTCCGGTGCCAACTAAGTGCCAAATAGATATGGCTAAGGTGCTGGCGAATGGAGACAACAAGAAGTTCATCCTACAGGCTTTCCGTGGTATCGGTAAGTCGTTCATCACATGTGCGTTCGTTGTGTGGACGTTATGGCGTGACCCTCAGTTGAAGATACTGATTGTCTCTGCATCCAAAGAACGTGCGGACGCTAACTCCATCTTCATCAAGAACATCATTGACCTGCTGCCCTTCTTGGCTGAGCTAAAGCCACGCCCCGGTCAGCGTGACTCTGTGATTAGTTTCGATGTTGGCCCTGCCAAGCCTGACCACTCTCCGTCTGTGAAGTCGGTGGGTATCACTGGTCAGTTGACTGGTAGCCGTGCTGATATCATCATAGCGGATGACGTTGAGATTCCGTCTAACTCCGCAACTCAAGGTGCCCGTGAGAAGCTGTGGACTCTGGTGCAGGAATTTGCTGCGCTTCTGAAACCGCTGCCGACCTCTCGCGTTATCTACCTTGGTACGCCTCAAACCGAAATGACCTTGTACAAGGAACTCGAAGATAACCGTGGGTACACCACAATCATCTGGCCTGCGCTCTATCCGCGTAGCCGTGAGGAAGACTTGTACTATGGTGAACGTCTGGCCCCTATGCTCCGTGAGGAGTTCAACGATGGGTTCGAGATGCTCCAAGGCCAACCAACTGACCCCGTGCGATTCGACATGGAAGACCTACGGGAACGTGAGTTGGAATACGGTAAGGCTGGCTTCACTTTACAGTTCATGCTTAACCCGAACCTTAGTGATGCCGAGAAGTACCCCTTACGCCTCCGTGACGCTATCGTGTGCGGTCTTGACTTCGAGAAAGCCCCAATGCACTACCAGTGGCTTCCGAACCGTCAGAATCGCAATGAGGAGCTGCCTAACGTGGGCCTTAAGGGTGATGACATTCATAGCTATCATTCGTGCAGCCAGAACACTGGACAGTACCAGCAACGCATCCTCGTGATTGACCCTAGTGGTCGAGGTAAGGATGAGACAGGTTACGCAGTGTTGTTCACCCTGAATGGCTACATCTATCTGATGGAAGCTGGCGGGTTCCGCGATGGTTATTCCGATAAGACCCTTGAGTCCCTCGCTAAGAAAGCGAAGCAGTGGAAGGTTCAGACAGTGGTCTTCGAGAGTAACTTCGGGGATGGTATGTTTGGTAAGGTATTCAGCCCTGTGCTCCTTAAACACCATGCAGCAGCTCTGGAAGAGATTCGTGCTCGTGGTATGAAGGAACTACGCATTTGTGATACGCTGGAGCCTGTACTCTCTACGCACCGCCTTGTGATTCGTGATGAGGTGATTCGTGAGGACTACCAGACTGCCCGTGACGCTGATGGCAAGCATGACGTTCGCTATTCGCTGTTCTACCAGTTGACCCGTATGGCTCGTGAGAAGGGCGCTGTGGCCCATGATGACCGACTTGATGCGTTAGCGTTAGGTGTGGAGTTCTTGCGCTCTACGATGGAACTGGACGCCGTGAAGGTGGAAGCCGAGGTGCTTGAGGCATTCTTAGAGGAACACATGGAGCACCCAATACATTCGGCTGGTCACGTAGTTACCGCTATGGTTGACGGGATGGAACTCTATTGGGAGGATGACGATGTGAATGGCGATAGGTTCATTAACTGGTAGTTATGCATAATGAGTGCATAAGGAATCATTGAGACCACGGATGGTCACTTTAAGAAACTCC